AAGGAGACTTAAATGTCACAAGAATTATTAGAAGGTCGTTGGGACGAAACTAAAGACGCACTCTTGGAAGGTTTATCCGGTTCCAAGCGTAACTCTATGAGTGTAATCCTTGAAAATACCAAGAAGTATTTGCGTGAGAACGCTTCTTCTGGTTCCACAGTATCTGGTAACATCGCTACATTAAACCGTGTGATTCTGCCAGTGATCCGTCGTGTAATGCCAACTGTTATTGCTAACGAGTTGGTTGGTGTACAACCAATGACAGGTCCTGTAGGTCAAATCCACACATTACGTGTTCGCTATGCACAAAGTTTAACTGACAATTCAGCAGCCGCCACAAGCGTTACTGCTGGTCAAGAAGCTTTGAGCCCATTCACAATCGCTACCGCGTACTCCACAGTACCACAGGGTACCAGTACAGCCACTGGCTATACAGGTAACAACACAGCGACCATGGAAGGTACAGGCGGTAAGCAAATTTCCGTACAAATCTTGAAACAAGCTGTTGAAGCTAAGACACGCAAGTTACAAGCTCGTTGGACATTTGAATCTGCTCAAGATGCACAAGCTATGCATGGCATTGACGTAGAAGCTGAAATCATGGCTGCTCTTGCCCAAGAGATCACAGCTGAGATTGATCAAGAGATTTTATTATCCTTGAGCACATTGGCTGCTACAGAGTTCACATATAACCAAGCTACAGTGTCTGGTACAGCAACATTTGTTGGTGATGAGCATGCCGCTTTGGCAGTGTTGATCAACCGTGTTGCCAACTTGATCGCTCAGCGTACACGTCGTGGCGCAGGTAACTGGGTTGTAGTGTCTCCAGCAAGTTTGACAGTATTGCAATCTGCAACAACTTCAGCTTTTGCTCGCACAACAGAAGGCACATTTGAAGCACCTACAAACACCAAGTTTGCTGGTACATTGAATGGCGCAATGCGTGTGTTTGTAAACAGCTATGCTGCTGACACAGCAAGTGTATTGGTAGGCTACAAAGGTTCTTCAGAGGCTGATGCCGCTGCGTTCTATTGCCCATACATTCCGCTCATGAGCTCAGGCGTTGTTCTTGATCCATCAACATTCGAACCAGTCGTATCATTTATGACACGTTATGGCTTCGTTGAGTTGACCAACACAGCATCCAGCTTCGGTAACGCAGCTGACTATGTTGGCGAGATCGCAGTTCAAAACTTGTCATTCTCCTAATCAGAGAAGAAACAAACTACCCAGGGATGGGAAGGCAAGAAAGCACCGCAAGGTGCTTTTTTGTTGGGCATGCCTACATATAAATATGAGCATGGAATTATTAGAATCCGGAACATGCGCAGGATCAGCGACCTTTCACCCGGGATCTATTTGCAATCTTGCCTGTGTCACATGTGGGCCTCAAGTCAGTACAAGATGGCAACACGAACTTGGCATGCCGGTTGAATCAGGCAACCCCAAAGACATTGATCCGGACACCATTGCCCGGGCTAAAAAAATGCTTGGAGTAGTCATTTGCGGTGGAGAACCAATGCTGAATTTTAGTTCTGAAACCATGCTAGAAAATCTAAATCCTGATCAACAGGTACGGGTACACTTCAATGGCACTGTAATGCCTAAAGCAAGTTTTTTAGAAAAGTCCCAGAGATTTTCACGAATACAGTATTGTTTTAGCATAGACGGCATAGGTGAAAGATTTGAATATCTACGTTGGCCAGCCCGATGGAACAAAGTGGTTGAAAATATTTTCTGGTTGAATGAAACTGCTCCCAACAATGTTGAGTTTGCTGTGAATATCACAGTGTCTCAATTGAACAAAGATTATTACCAAGAAGTAGTTGATTGGGTGCATCACACAATGCCTCAACGTGTTCCTGGCAAAGAAACAGTGATAACTTTCAATCAAGCCAATGGTTCTTTGAAACAAAAATATTTAGATCAGCTTGACAAAAAAAGAAATTCAGACTGGAGAAAGTTATTTCCATTGTCAGTAGATAGCATTTGTTGATCTAAATTTTGTTCCAGCTCAGGAACTTGTGTATTTTTTCAGTGACCGATGTCCAGTCGCCCAAGGCAGGTTGACGGAACAGGCGAGCTGTCACATACCAAGGACTGCTGTCGCGATCCAACAACCAACGCCAATCCAACGCAAACTGACTCAGCATGACCCACACAGTACGACCCAGGGCTCCAGCCAAGTGTGCTACAGCGGTATCTACCGACAACACAACATCACAGTGCATGATCAATGCAGCCGAGTCAGCAAAACTTGAAATGCTGCCTGGGTAGGCCGTAACCCCGGCGGCAATCAATTGATTTTCTTCTTCGGCGGTGCAATCGCACTGCAAGTTGATCCATTCGTAGTTGGGATTGCGTTTGATCAAGGCCAACATGTCGTCAAGCGGCATGCCCTTGTGTCGATTGATCCAGGTATCTCTACGACCCGACCAGCAAAAGCCCACTCGCAATCGAGTTTTTGGACCCAGACGATCTTGCCAAGCACGTTGCTTGTCGGCATCAGCAGTGAGATAGTACTGTACTTGTGCAAGATTGTCCACAGTGGTTCCAATGATTCCGGGTATGCTCATTATAGGAACCCAGTAATCAAATTCTGGCAAAGCATCACCATCGCACACAATGTGAGAAATGCTGGGTCCAATTAACAATGGTTTGAGTGCAACATTCACCGCCAAGATAACTTGGGCACCACGATTTATCACATCGCCCACAAACCTCACAAACTGTATGTTGTCGCCGTGCCCTTGTTCGCCCACAATCAACACAGTTTTGCCTTGGATATCCTGACCGGTCCATCTGGGCTGACTGTAGTTGGGCAACATGCCATCCAGATGTTCGTAGTTCCAGCGAGTTTCGTACTGTGGCCAACCGCGGGTGTAATCGCCCATGAGTAGATAAGCCACAGCCAGGTTAAACTGTGCGGTAGGATGGTTGGGCGCCAGTTGTATGCTTCGTTGCAGGAACGGTATGGCTCCGGCAGGATCACCACACTCACGCAGCACGTTGCCATAGTTGTTGAATGCACTGGCTGAGTTACGATCTTGAGTCAAGGCCTGTGCATAGTATTGCAAAGCTAGTTCGGGTGTGTTGTCTTCTCGGGCTTGATTGCCCAGGGCTATGAGTTCTTCTGTGTGCATGGTTATATTTAATTTGCGCCCAACTGCCCAAAATATTTGCCGGACCATAAATACTTGTCAACGCAATCCTGCGTTTTATGCGGCTCTAACCCAGCCGCGTAGCGGCTAGAACCCGCATTGGGCTTCTTTAAGGAGAAAACAAAATGGGACGTCCTCTCAAAATTAAAAAAATTATCGAAACTGGTTATAATTCTACCACCGGTGCAAATCCAGGTGTAGACATTGGTTTCAATGCACTTAGTAGTTTGACAGCACCTGTGTATCCCAGTAGTGTATGGGATTCGGCCACAGAATATCTAGGCGTAGTTGGCGGGGCTCAGCCGCCTACCGTGGCCAGCACCAACTATCCTATCGTCAAGTGCCGTGTGTTTGTGACAGGATTTGCCGAAGCTGATGGACAGATCATCCGTCAAAAAGGCTCACACAAATTCTTGGTAGCAGATATCACAAACAGAACAGCACTGGTGGCTAATCAGGCCTATCGCATTACCATTGTTGGCGATACTGACTGGACCAGTTACGGTGCTCCTAACGCACAAATTGGTACAATCTTTACAGCTACATCGGCCTTGGGCAGCACCGGCACAGGGCGTGTGAATGCTGTTGGCATCTGTGTGTTGGCCAACGATTTGAGCCCCACAGCCGGCAACATGAGCATCAGCTACTTCAGCAATGACTCTACAGAAACAGCAATCAGTAAACTGACCAACAAGTTCTTGCAGAACTTTGCTGGCGGAGCCACAGGTGGCAATGCTAACACAGGCGATGTTTGGAATGCTGAGTTGGTAGTCAACGATGTTGAGTTTGCAGCCAACTTCTTCAGCGACGAAGGTGTAACAGTCAAAAGTGGTGCACAAGTTGACACCTGGGGTGCAAACGGCTCAGAGCAATTGGCAAACGGCAACTTGGATCTTGCTATCGTAGAAAACTACAAAGCAGCTTAATTTTTGTAGTAACAACAAAATCCCCACAATAAGTACTGTGGGGATTTTTTATGAGTCAAGCATTTGTGCTAGGTAACGGGATCAGCAGAAAAAATATAAATCTGTCAGAATTGCAACCCTATGGCAAGATCTATGGTTGTAATGCCTTGCACAGAGAATTTGTGCCCAATATCTTGGTAGCCACAGATCGTCCTATATCTGCAGCCATACAAGAATCTGGTTATGCTAAAAATCACGAGTTTTACACTCGACGCCCGATAGAGGGTTTAGGAGCCAAGACATTATTGAAAAAATATCACGGCTACAGTTCGGGCCCTAACGCAGTGGCTCTAGCCGCCGAACACGGACACAGGCGAGTCTACCTGTTGGGATTTGACATGGGCCCCAACATCAACAACACATTCAACAATGTCTATGCTGATACAGAGTTTTACAAGACATCAGCACACCCGCCCACCTTTGCCGGCAACTGGAAACGACAAATAGTTGAAATCTGCAAAGATTACCCGCATACAGAATTTGTGCGTGTTTGCGGTCCAACTACAGCCAGAATAGCAGAACTAGAATCAGTCAAAAATCTAACTCACCTTGATTTGGACGCATTTACGGACCGCATAAATAATCAAAAGGATCTCTAGATGTCTACATACAAGAACACCAGTGGCGATTTGACCCTAACCGGCGACAACGGACTGGCCACGTTGACCATTAACTATGCCAACACTGTGTTCAATGGTAGTTTAACCTACACCGGCAACCTGACCACAGTTGACGATTTTATTGTAGTTGCTGCCAACAACACCGGCACAGTTACTGAAATGGGATTGTTGGGCCAAACAGGCCCTACAACCTTTGCTGGATTACGATTCAACTCTGTGGCCAACGCCTGGCAGATCAGCAACAGTGTCACCGGAGCAGGCGCGGCCATTGCCAGTTATGCCAATATTATTACCACTACCAGCGCAGCCGCAGCGGCCGGCGCAAACACTCAGATACAGTTTAATAATGCTGGATCATTTGGCGCTACAGCCAACCTATCTTTTGATACCACAACCAACAAACTTTTTTTAAGTGGACACCAGGTGTTTGCCAATACCGCAACACCGGCCAATGTGGCCAATGCGGTGGCTGTTTACAGCAATGTGGTTGGCAGTGGGGGCACAGGATTGTACTTTACATCAGCTTCGGCCAACGACGAATTGGTCAGCAAAGGCAAAGCCATTGTCTACGCAATCATATTTTAAGGAACAAAAATGTCAATAACAACACAAGTGATCAGCAACACAGTAGTTGGTAATACAGTCTATACCAGCGGCGGAAACACAGCCATTACCTGGCTCAGTCTAAACAATTGGGGCGCAGCAAATGTAACCGCCAATGTATTTGTGGTGCCAAACAGCAACTCCGCAACAACCAGCAATCAAATTTTATATGCTTTGCCACTGGCCAGCGGTGACACCTATCAAATCTATGCTGCCGGAGAAAAATTATTATTGGGCACTGGAGATTTTATACAGGTAATAACCACAGCCAACACAGTGACCGCTGTCACTTCGTTTACCACAATTTA